TACACAAGAAGAAGCTATTGCTACAATGAAAGAAGATTTCACCCTACAAACAGAACAATTACAGGTTATGACACAAAAAAGTCAAGCCGCACAAAGAGAATTGAATAGATACACACAATTTATTCAAAATTATCAGTTAACAGCAAAAATACTGGAAAATCCAGAAGATATGCAGAGGAAAATAAATAATGGTACAAAACACATCATGGAAGAAATCGAGAAACTTAGCGATACTATTGACAATCTTGATGATGGGCTCCAGTTGCAGCCTAATTCCGACTAAACAAATAGAAGTCACAGCAAAACCAATGGACAGAACTATTGTTCAGCCCGTTATGCCTCGTGAAATAGCACTAAAAGATGTGAAATGGTTAACTGTAACACCAGATAACTGGGAAGCACAATTAAAAATTATAGAAGAACAAGAAGGTGAGTTAGTATTTTTAGCACTAAGTATACCAGACTACGAATTGATGGCATATAATATGCAAGAGCTAAAAAGATATATCACCGAACTTAAAGATGTTGTAGTATACTATAGAGAAGTTACTACACCTAAAGATGAGCCTGCAAAGTAGGCTTATTATTTGTAGTACTTGCGAGCACTACACCCCTTTGAAAGTATGTAAAAAGTGTAAATGCTTTATACCTTTGAAGGCAAGGCTGAAGAGGACTGAGTGTCCTCTCGGAAAATGGGAGAAAATAGATGGATATGTTGAAAAAAGGAATGGCTTGGGTAAAAGCAAGAGTCTCTGAAAGAACTTCATGGGATGGAGCTGTAATTTGCGCAGGTTGTTTAGTAGTACTTTTGACAGGTGGATTAGCCAAAGCATTAGCTTGGGTAGGACTAGCTTATGGAGCTTGGACTATGTATATGGAGGAAAAATAATGCCATATCATTATAAGCCAAAGAAGAAGAAAAAGAAAAAAGGTGGCAAGAAAAAGAAACGCATGAGAGGTCACCATGGTTGCTAGGAGAAGAACAAGACGTAGGAAAACTACTTCAAGAAAGAAGCGTAATATACCTACTAACTCCAAGTTGTATGCAAGGGTAAAAGCGGCGGCCAGACGAAAGTTCGCCGTTTATCCCAGCGCGTATGCAAATGCTTGGTTAGTTAGAGAGTATAAGAAGCGAGGAGGAAGATATCGTCGTGGCTAAGAAAAAAGCAAAAACTAAAAAACTTACTAAAAGACAACAAACTACTTTGAGAAAACACAGTAAACATCACACTAAAAAACATATGGCTTTTATGAGAGCACAAATGAGAAAAGGAAAATCATTTACTGCAGCACATAGAGCAGCAAAAAGAAAGGTAGGAAGATGAGTAGACCTGGGGGACTTACAAAGTGGTTTGGAGAAAATTGGGTAGATATTGGAAGACCTAAGAAAGGAGGCGGTTACCATAAATGTGGAAGACGCAAAGCCAAGAAAGGTAGAAAAGGTTATCCTAAGTGTGTTCCTGCAAGTAAAGCAGCAAGAATGACTAAAGCTCAAATCAAATCTGCAGTAAGACGAAAAAGAAAAGTAAAACAAGGTGTAGGCGGAAAACCGACTAATGTCAAAACATTCGCCAGGCGAGGCGGACGTAAAAGAAAAACAGTTCGTCGAAGAGGGAGATAAATATGGCTCTAACAGCTAAACAAAAGAAATTACCAATGGCATTACAAAAAGCAATTCTTGCAAAACAAAAAAGAAATGGCAAGAAGAAAGGTATGAAGAAAAACGGAAAGAAAAAACGTCGTGCCCGTAAGAAAGGTTAAAGGCGGTTACCGTTGGGGTAAATCTGGAAAGGTTTACAAGAGTAGAAAAGCTGCAGAGCGGCAAGGCAGGGCGATATACGCATCAGGCTATGGTAAGAAGAAAAAAACGAGATCCAAGAAAAGGAACAGGTAAAAAACCAAAAGGTTCTGGAAGAAGATTATATACAGACGAAAACCCAAGAGATACTGTTAGAATTAAGTTTGCTACTGTAAAAAATGCAAGAGCAACAGTAAGAAAAGTCAAAAGAGTACGAAAATCCTATGCTAGAAAAATTCAAATACTAACTGTAGGCGAACAACGAGCAAGGGTTATGGGTAAGAAAACTGTAGCATCTGTTTTTAAATCTGCCAAAGCAGGCTTAAGGAGAGCAAGAAATGGTAAGAAGAAGACGGCCAGCAAAAAGAAAAGGTAGAGACCCTAGATTAAAAAGAGCGGGCGTATCAGGTTTTAATAAGCCAAAGCGTACGCCCGGACACAAAACTAAATCACATATAGTAGTTGCTAAAGTTGGCAACAGAATAAAAACTATAAGATTTGGACAACAAGGTGCAAAAACAGCTGGCAAACGTAGAGCAGGAGAATCTAGGAGAATCACAATGAAACGTAAGTCTTTTAAGGCAAGGCACAGAAGAAATATCGCCAAAGGTAAGATGTCAGCAGCTTACTGGGCAAACAAAGTAAAATGGTAAAAAAAGTTAAAGAAATAGCTTCAAAAGTTTGGAATATAATAAATGGCAAAGATGTAGATATGGACGGAGACGTTGATATAGACGATGCTATGATAAAAGCTAAACGAAAAGCAAAGAAAAATAAGGAGAAGTAAATGAGATTACTTGGAAGTGAGGCCGCTTGCGGAACATCATCAGGAGCAGCCAGTACTTTTGGCGACGCTGACGATGTACGTTTAGTGAATACAGGTTCAACAAACAGACTAATATCCGTCACAGATTCTAGCGGTAATGTTGTAGCAACTTTTACTCTTATAGCGGGAGAAGTAACATTTGTCCGTAAGAAGAGAGAAGAAAAAATATTTGCTGCAAACGCTGAAGTTAGAGCTGTAGGCGTGGTTACACCATAATGCAAAAAGATAACTTATGGTTAGATGAGGTAGCAGAAACATGCACCGTGACTCTTAATGTCTTGCAAAGAAAGGCAGAAGAGAGAGGTATGCTATCTCATGCAGACCAAACTATGACTGATTTATGTTTAGGATACTTATATTTATTAAGTATATGTGATAAAAATAGATTTTTTGAAGATGACAGTATTATGGGATTAACAGATATTATTAAACAAAAAACAACAATTCACTAATATGCTAGACGTAAGTAGAACAGATATTGTAAGTTCTGAACTAATGAAATTTGATACAGCCGAAAGGTTTATTAAACTTCCTATATCAGAATATATGAACTTATTAGGTATTACACCTAATTCATCACAGACTGCATTAATTAACGCAGTCAACAACCCAAAATATAGATTCGTGTGTGCCGCCATTTCTAGGCGACAGGGCAAAACTTATATCACAAATGTAATTGGACAACTTGTGTCACTCGTGCCTGGCTCACATATATTAATTATGTCACCGAACTATTCTTTATCCCAAATATCTTTTGATTTACAAAGACAGCTTATAAAGCACTTTGATTTAGAGGTGGTAAGAGATAATGCTAAGGATAAAGTTATCGAACTCTCTAATGGTTCTACTATTAGAATGGGTTCAGTAAATCAAGTAGACTCTACTGTTGGTAGGTCTTATGATTTAATCATCTTTGATGAGGCAGCATTAGCCGATGGAAAAGATGCTTTTAATGTAGCACTCAGACCTACACTCGATAAAGAAAATAGTAAAGCTGTATTTATTTCAACGCCAAGGGGGAGAAATAATTGGTTTGCTGATTTTTATTATAGAGGATTTAGCGATGAATTTCAAGACTGGGCATCAATAAGAGCAACATATCATGAAAATCCTAGATTTAGTGATAATGATATTCTAGAAGCAAAGAAAGCAATGTCTCAAGCAGAGTTTGCTCAAGAGTATCTTGCTGACTTTAACACTTATGAAGGACAAGTTTGGAACTTTAATTTTGAAGAGTGTGTTGCAGACTTAAGTCAGTTAGATACTAGCAAGATGGATGTATTTGCAGGATTAGACGTAGGTTACAAAGACCCAACAGCTTTATGTGTTATAGCATATGATTGGGACGAACGAAAATATTATCTAGTAGATGAATACATGGACGCAGAAAGAACTACTGAACAGCATGCAGTAGAAATACGTAAAATGATAGATAAATATAATATTGACTGGATTTATATTGATTCAGCAGCACAACAAACTAGATTTGACCTAGCGCAAAATTATGATATATCTACTATCAATGCGAAAAAATCAGTTCTAGATGGAATAGGACATGCAGCAGGTATTATCGATAATGACTTGCTTATAATAGACCAAAAATGTTCACAAGCCTTATCGGCAGTTGACCAATATCAATGGGACCCCAATCCTAATTTACTCAAAGAAAAACCTAAACATAATATGGCATCTCATATGTCAGATGCTTTACGTTATGCACTGTACACTTTTGAGACTTCTGCAAGTACTTTTTGATTATGACCTACCAAAAAATAATTGTTGACAAACAGCTGAATTTTTGGTATAATTTTAACTAAATAAGATTTTATGGATTTAAAAAGAGATTTAGTCAAGTACGTTAGGGACAAAGCCAAATCAGGATATAAGAAAGACACCCAATGCTTTATTTGTGGAGAAACAGAAAACTTAGAGTTTCACCACTATTACGGAATGACTGAGCTACTACACAAATGGCTGAAGGATAACAAAATTACGATTACCTCAGCCGATGAAATAATGAATCTACGAGAACAGTTTATTAATGACCATCTCGTCGAAGTATACGATGAAGCAGCTACACTATGTAAAACTCATCACATAAGACTGCATAGTATTTACGGTAAAAGACCAAAACTGGTTACAGCAAAGAAACAAAAACGATGGGTGGAGATACAAAGAGATAAATATGGCATGGTATGATAGATTTTTAGGCATAGAAAGAGAGGAAAAATTAAATCCTGCTCAAACTTATATAGGCCTAGAAGAAGGACTAGCAATAGACACTCGTGAAGTAAAAGATAATTATCGATCAGCTTACGAGGAACTAGAAGTAGTAAACAGAGCAGTTAACATGATTGTTGATGATAGCTCTGATATACCTTTTGAAGTTGGAGAAAAAATACTTGGCTTAACACCTATGGTGCAAAATGTTCGTAGAAGTCGTGTTGATTTACTACTAAATAAAGAGCCAAACCCTTTTCAGGATATCAGTTCTTTTAAGAGAAATCTTATAATTGATTTACTGATTGATGGAAACATTTTCATTTATTATGATGGTGCCCATCTTTATCATTTACCTGCTAACAATGTTACTATAGAAACAGATACTCAAACCTATATTAGCAAGTATGTATATGATGGTCATATAGACTACACCCCTAGTGAAATAATACATATTAAGGAAAACTCATTCAAATCAATATACAGGGGTGTACCTAGACTTAAACCAGCTTACAGGACTATGTTCCTATTAGATAATATGAGAAAGTTTCAAGATAACTTTTTCAAAAATGGAGCAGTCCCAGGATTAGTACTAAAAAGCCCAAATACTCTTTCAGACAGAATTAAAGAAAGAATGTTACAAGCATGGTCTACTAGATACAATCCTAAGAATGGAGGCAAAAGACCACTTATATTAGATGGTGGTTTAGAAGTAGATAATTTAACAAAAATTAATTTTAAAGAATTAGATTTTCAACCTTCTATACAAGCAAATGAAAAAATTATATTAGAAGCAATGGGAGTTCCACCAATATTATTAGATGGTGGTAACAATGCAAATATAAGACCTAATCATAGATTATATTATTTAGAAACAATACTACCTATAGTTAGAAAATTTGCACATGCATTTGAAAGATACTTTGGATTTAAATTAGTAGAAGATGTAACAGGAATTCCTGCTTTACAACCAGAACTAAGAGACCAAGCAGCTTACTATGCAACACTTGTAAATACGGGTATAATGACACCTAATGAAGTCAGGGAGGCAATGAACATGGAATCAATAGATGGACATGATGAATTAAGAGTCCCTGCCAATATAGCAGGAAGTTCAGCAAACCCAAGCGAAGGTGGGAGACCGCCAGAAGAAACAGAGGAATCAGAAGATGAATAGACCACAAGTACTAAAAGTATTAATGGAATACTTTGAAAAGAAAGGAAAAATTCTTTCTATTGATGAGTATAAAGCAGCTGAAGACGCTCCAATGCGTTTTATGGTTGCAAAAAGAGCGTTTGGCTCATGGGCAAGAATGCAGCAAATGATGAAAGCTGCAGGTTGGACAGATACTCCAGCACCAGCACCAAAGCCAAAAGCAAAGCCAGCTCCTAAAAAAGCTGTAAAGAAGGATAAATAGTTATGTCAGATAAAATTTTTCATTGGTCATCGACTTTCAAAACCTTAGGGGAAGATGATGATGGAAGTGTTAATATCAAAGGATATGCTAGCACTAACGCATCGGATAGAGCCGGTGATGTAATTAATCATGATGCATGGACTAAGAATGGTGGATTGGAAAACTTTAAAGGCAATCCAATAATTCTTTTTAACCATGACTATAATAAACCAATAGGTCGTGCTACTTCATTAGAAGTAAACGATAAAGGCCTCGAACTCGGAGCTAGAATTTCTAAGTCCGCAGGTGAGGTAAAAGATCTTATTAAAGATGGCGTACTTGGAGCATTTTCCGTGGGTTTCCGAGTCAAGGACGCTGATTATCTAAAGGAAACTGACGGGTACATGATAAAGGACGCTGAATTATTTGAAGTGTCTGTTGTAAGTGTTCCTTGCAACCAGACCGCAATGTTCTCGATTGCGAAATCATTCGATTCTCAATCAGAATATGATGAATGGAAAGCTGAATTTACAAATGAAAGTAAACAGGCTCATGAGATGGAAGCAGTAAAAACTGACGAAATTGATGCGCCACAAGCCGTGGGTAAAACCACTCAACAGGAGAGACATATGTCTACAGAAAAAACTACTCCAGATGCTGAGTTAGACTTAAAAGCATTCGCGGAAGAGGTGGCAAAATCAACTGCTGCTAAAATCGCAATGCAACAAGCAGAACAAAAAGCAAAAGAAGTAAGCGAAGCCGAAGAGAAAGCAGCTGCTGAACAAGCAGAAATAGCTGAAAAAGAAGCTGAGCAAGAAAAAGTTAAAACTATTGTAGAAGTCGGCATGTCTGGAGCTGAACAGCTCATGAATGACGTTGAAAAACGCGTTTCAGATAAACATGAAGACCTCGAAAAAGTAGTTAATGAACTTAAAACTGAACTGTCTGATAAAAAAGAAGAGATTAACGCTATTCGTGAATCTAAAAGAGTATTTAGCGACAGACAAAACAGCGACTGGCAGAAAGCCTTCCAAAGCGACATTGATGACGCTTTCGTAATGGGTCTTGCTACTGGTAAAGGCTGGGATACTAAACTTGCGAAAAACGTAATGGAAAAAGTTAACGCTCATTCAGGTGTTGGCGTATCTAGTGCAGATTTTGAACAAACAGTATCAACAAATATCGAAAGAGATATTCAACTAGAGTTAGTATTGGCTCCTCTATTTAGAGAAATTCCAATGCAATCAGCAACTCAAATCATTCCAATCATGCCAGATGCAGGTTACGCAGAATTTACAAGTAACCAAACTGCTTCTGGAAGTTCACCACATGGTAACTTAGAAGAAAGGGGTGACACATATGGTTCTCCATATGCAGGTGTTGATTTAACAGAAAGAACTCTTTCAACTAAAAAACTTATTTCACAATCATTCTTAGGTAATGAAACTGAAGAAGACGCAATTCTACCGATTCTTCCTTTAATTAGGGATTCAATCGTTAGATCACATGCAAGAGGTATTGAGAATGCTATCCTAGCGGGTGACCACGCTGATGGCGTATACGGTACATCAGGAGCATCTTTCCAAGGCTTACTTAAATTAGCTACAGATGATGACTCAAGTGGTACACACGTAACTCAATCAGCAACTGCATTCGCATCTGAATCTTTAACAGCAGCTACATTGTTAAATGCTAGAAAGAAAATGGGTAAATATGGTATTAACCCAGCAGACGTAATGTATATTGTTAACTCTACTGAGTACTTCAACTTGCTAAGTGACGCTGAGTTCCAAGATGTTAACCTAGTTGGCAACATGGCAACTAAGCTTAACGGTGAAATTGGAGAAGTCTTTGGTTCTAAAGTAATCGTTTGTGACGAGTTTGCTACACCAGCAGTCTCTAAGTTCTATGGCGTAGCCGTATATACTAAGAACTATGTAATGCCAAGATTAAGAGGTGTTACTATTGAGTCTGACTACGAAGTAGCTAACCAAAGAAGAGTTCTAGTAGCTTCACAAAGACTCGGGTTTACCGATATGATTGACGGAGCAACTTCAGTTCACGCTTTAAAATACAAAGCTAGTTAATAGCTTACTTATCTTGTGGGAGCAAGTCTCCCACAAGACTTTTTAATATTATGGCAGATTTAGTAACATTACAACAGTTCAAAGACTTCGCAGGACTTCAAGGCGTTCAGAATGACGCTCGTATAAATGTTATTATAGATAATGTTAGTCAACTTGTAAAAACTTATTGTGGTACTACTATAATTGATTTTGCAACTACAGACAAAACAGAATTCTTCAATATTGCAGATGACCATGTTGATAGAATAATTTTATCTGAGTCTCCTTTAATTTCGGTGTCATCAGTACAAGAAAGAGAAAATCAAGCACAAGCATATACTACCCTAATCACAGAAAATTCTGACAGTAGTGGTAAATATGAATACGTACTAGATATGGACTCTGACAGTATAATAAGAACAAATAGCACAGGACATAAATTTTTTCCAAAAGGTGTAAAAGCAGTAAAAGTAGTTTATAGAGCTGGTTATACTAGCACACCTGAAGATTTAAAATTAGCAGTATTTGATTTAATTAAGTACTATTTAAAAGATGAAAGAAAAGAAAGAATGTCGATAGCAGGAGCTTCTATAGATAATCCTCTATCAACAAGTTTAAGAAATAATATAGGATTTCCAGACCATATCAAGCGTGTACTTGATATGTATAAAATATATAGCTAATGGGATTAAAAAACGCATTAACTATATTTGAAAATATATATGATAAGGAAAAGTCTAAGATTCCTAAATTAAGTGGACCAGCATCAAGTAATAATATTTTTACTTATACTCTTAGAACAGATGAAGTAGCACAACAGTTATCAGAATCAGCAATAAAGGCTTTGACACCTTTTAGAAATAACGTTAGTCCAGCCATATATAATATTATTACTAGTACTCAATATTGTAAAATATCTGCTAAAGAAGTTATAAATGGAATGAAGAGAGCAGCTAGACCTGCTACTCTGCCACAAGGAAGTTTTGCTTTTCTTGGTACAAATCCTTTTGCAATGCCACTTTGGGCATCGTTTAGAGGTGCTCCAGGAGTATACAGATTAGGAAGAACTCTAGGAGGACGAGGAATTAGTGTAAGATTTGTTTCAGGACCTGGTGGAGGAAATAACCCTAAAGTTAATGAATTTAATTTACAAGTAAGAAATATGCTTTGGGCACATTGGAGTAACAGAACAGGTAGAATATATGGAGTAACTTCAAAATCAGCTGGAAAAAAGGCAACAGGAGCAGAAATGCAAGTAGCTCATGAAAGAGATACAACCATTGGTGCAATGATATTAAAGTCTCTAAGAGAAAATAGGCCTACAATGACTATTAGAGGAGTTATGACAGTATCAGAAATAGTTGATCAAATAGAATCAAATTTAGGAATAGACTTAGACAGAAACTATGAAGTAACAAAGAAAGGTTTTTCTTTCAAATGGAATATATTTGCAAGTATGAGAAAAAACTACGCAGGTTCCGAAGATACAGATATGAGTCGAATAAAAAATAGTCGACGATATGGGCCTGGTAAAGCAGAAGAAGCAATCTATCAAATATATGAAAGAAAGTTTGGTTCATTTTGGGCAAAGTTATGGAGACTGAGAGGAAGTACTCCACCTAAAGATCAAGCTATTGGTGGTCACGCAGCAGATTTAATAGATGGTATAGTAAGACCACTAACTAGAGCAGGTAGACCTGACATGAGATTTAAAGTTAATAAAACAGCAAAAAACTTTAAAGGAACGAAAGATAAAGGAACAATTAAAAAACCTACTAACAGAAAACCAAAAACAACTACAAAAATTATTACACAAACAATAATAGGAAAAACAGCTAGACCTCAAAAAGAAAGAAGAAAAGGTGTACAAGAAATGGTTAGATTACAGGCATTAATTAATAAAAGATTGCCTGCCCAAGTTAGAAGAAATATGGGAAAACCTGCATTAACAAATAGGTCAGGAACTTTTTCAAATAGTCCTGAAATATTAAAATTAAGCAGAACAAAAACAGGATTAACAGCAGATTATACTTATATGAAAACAGGTGGTGGAACTCCTCCAAGAACTAATCAACCTGGAGTATATCAAACTTTTGAAAGTAGTGGTAGATGGCCTGTAGGATATAACCCAAAAGATTTAATAAAGAAAAGCATACGAGAATTAGCTGTACAATATACAGATGAAAAATTCGTACAGCTTAGGAGAAGATAATGCCATCAACATATAGAACAGCAAGAAAAAAGATAGTTGATGCATTAGTAGAAAAATTACAGTTAATTGATGGTAATCACCCATTCAATTCTAATGTATTTAGTAATGCTCATAGTGGAATGATATTTTTAGATGAAATCCAAGAGTACCCAAAAATTTGCGTGGTAGCAGGAGATGAAACTAGAGAATATCAACCAAATGAGTTTAAATGGAGGTTTCTTAGTTTAGATATAAGAGTTTATGTCGAAGACCAAGAAGACCCTCAAGAGGTCTTAGCAACTTTGATGGAAGACATCGAACGCGTTATTGACGACAATGATGTTCTGATTTATGATGATACTGTAGATCCGAACTTAACAACGACTTCCTTAACTTTACAGTCGTTATCCACTGATGAAGGAGTATTATCTCCTCTTGGAATTGGAGAAATGACTTTAGAGTGTAGGTACTAAAAGAAATTACAAACTGATAAATATCTAGATTTGTACTTTCAAAGAAAATAATAGGAGAAAGCAATGGCTTTAAATCTCTCGAGAAATACCAAAGTATTTGTAAGCTCTGTGAATGGAGTTGGTGCTACTGGCGGTGTAAAAACTTGTCATGTTAGTACTGCAGGATCAGGATATGCTGTTGGTGACATCGTAACACTAGGTACAACTAGTGGTAGTGGTGTAAACTTTAAGTGTATCGTAGCATCTATTACTGGTGGCGGTTCAACTGGCCCAGTAGCTACTATTAATATTCCTAATAACTTTAGAGGTAGTGGCTTCGTAGCAAACGAAACTGCAACTGAAACAGCCGTAGAAAACTTTGCAGGAACTAATAATAGTTCAGCCACAGGATTAGTTGTAACTGTTGATACAGTCGCAGCAACTACTACTACTGATGGTACAAGAACTGGTACTGGTAGATTCAAAGGTAATGAAGTAGATGCAAATACCTTTAGAATTGGTGTATTAGATGGATACAGCTTCTCACAAGGAAGTGATTCAACTGATGTAACAATATCAGAAGCAGGTTCTGCACCTAACAGAGGACAAAAAAGATTCAATGACTCTTTACCACCAGCAGAGTGGTCTTTTGCTACTTATGTACGACCTTTTGTACATGGGGCAAATAGCTTTAGAGCAGAAGGAACTTTTGACTGCTGTGAAAATATACTATGGGCTGCTATGACAGGTACTGGACTTCCAAATGCATCAGACGCTTCAGGCGCTGGTGTACAGGTAACAACCGGTTCTCAATTTGGTTCATTATGTAAATTTGACCAATCAGATGTTCACGAACTTATGAAACTTAATTTGTATTTCGCACTAGAAAATACAACATACAGGTTAAACGATGCACAGGTTAACCAAGCTGAAATCGATTTTTCAATCGATGGAATAGCACAAATTACTTGGTCTGGAAATGCAACAACAATTGACCAAGTAGAAGAAGCAATAGAAGACCCTTCAAAATTTATTGTACAGGGCACTTCAGCAGGAACACCAACAAGTGGTACTACAGATACTTTCACAGAAACGTATAATTTTGCAGATACTACTGGCCCAAGTGATGCTGATTATTTAAGAAATAAACTTTCAAGTTTATACTTAGATGCAGACGCACAAGGTGGTGGTGCTTCTTCAAATGGTTTAGACAATAGAACCTATGATATTAATATTACAGGTGGGTCTATAACTATAGCAAACAACGTTACATATGTAACACCAGAAACTATTGGTATAGTAGATAAGCCGATTGGCTCATTTACAGGTGCAAGAGCAATTAGTGGTACTTTAACAATGTATCTTGATACTAAATCCAATGGTTCAAACCAACTTTTAACTGACTTAGCTAACGCAACAGACTTAGTTACAAACATATTTGATTTAAGATTATTTATGGGTGTAGCAGGAACTGTGGATACAGATGGAGAAGGCATGGAAGCAGATGACTTTACAGCACCAGGTGTTGAATTTAATATGCCGAGATGTCATTTACAAGTACCAACTATTGAAGTAGCAGACCTTATTTCAACTTCAGTAGAATTTGCAGCTCACGGTTCAGACCTTTTAACAGGTGATGAAATGGAAGTTAAATACTTAGGCTCAACAACTCACACTCAAAGCGGTTACGCTGCTTCAGGTGCAAGAGCACTAGACGCCTAGTAAAATGTCGCATAGTTTTCTTCGTGAGAGTAAACTATACATCGAGTTTGGTGGTAGTAAGTATAGAATACATACTACTACTGCCATCTCATTTTCTCAAACATTTGCGGAAGATTCGTACCCAGTAAAGACTTTGCACGATCAATCAAAAATGTTCGAGGGCTCAACTATAACAAAAGCAAATCCTGCTAATTTTAGTTTTGAAGTTCCTTTAACAGTAGAGAAAGATGAGTCTATTGTTATGGATTTAATAACAGATTTAGTTGCTACAAGTGATTCTGGTATAGAAACACAACAACTAAAAACTTTTAATATGTTTATCCAAACAGGTAGTAGCACATTCAAATTAGAAACTTGTGTTATTACATCTGCAAGTATTAATTTCAATCCAAGAAGTCAATACTTAATAAGTGTAGAAGGAGAAGGATCAAAACTAACAAGAGTAGGTGATGAGAGCTTTAATCTCGGAACGATTCAATCTGAATCTTCCACAAGAACCCCTCTTTTAACATATCCAGTTGTAACGCTAGATTCTCTTAGTATGAATAGCATAGTAGGAGTAAATTTATCTATACAAAATGATATAGAATGGACACCTTTTGAAAATCTACAGGAAAGCTTAAGTGTTACTAATTCGAGTAATGCTATGTTTCCAAGTGCATACACGGTAACAGGAAGAGTTGTGTCGGGAGCAATTCAACAATACCAAACTGATAATAATATAACACAATTTGATGATTTTAGTACTAATAGTAACTTATCTATAACAGCTAAAAAGTCTGATGATACAGATTTTTGGAAAATAACTTTGAATCCAGTAATGTATACTGCAAGAATGGATCCTGCTGAAATTTACACACAAAGTTATGACTTTAGGTCGACAGATAATACAGCATTAGGAACTAGAATCACAACATATTCATAGGAGAATACATGGAACTAAAAAACTTATTGGTCGATAGTAAGACCACATGGGTTGAGTTTCCAGGACTTGACGGATTTGAAGTCGAGTTAGCAAACTTATCCCGAAAAGAACTCGTAAATCTCAGAAAGAGATGTGTTCAAAATAAATTTAATAGAAAAACTAGAGCATTTGAAGAACAGCTCGATGAAGATAAATTTGTAGAAGAATTTTCAAAAGCAACTGTAAAAGGTTGGAAAGGTTTAAAAATAGGCTATCTAGAAGATATACTACTTGTTGATATTTCTGGACAAGACCCAGAAATGATTATGGATTGGTCAGAAGAAAATGCCAAACTATTAGTAGAAAATTCACAAGATTTTGATAACTGGCTCAATGAGGTAGTCTTTGATTTAGAAAATTTTCGTACGCAAGTCAAAGAAGAAGATAAGAAAGAAACTACAGATATATCTGGATCATAATGAAATAGGTATGAGTAAAGACCAATACTTAAGAATGGTCGAACAAACAGGAGAGGAAATAGATTGGGATAGATGCCCTCCAGAACTAGCAGATTTTCCTCAAATAGTATTAGACGCTATAAATATACATAATAGTCTAGGTAATAGAATATATCCTGATATAGGATATATGGGAAAAGATTATACTAATTTAAATTTATTACATAAACTATATGGTATAGAAGAACATCAAGAGGAGTACTTATATGATTTACTACTCTTTTTAGATTCTCAAGCGATAGAATCCTCACAGAAAAAATTAAAAAGTGAAATGGAAAAAATGAAGAATAAAAGATAATGGCAGATAATAAAATTATTATAGAAATTTTAACCGACGATAAAGGGACGGCGAAAAAAGCGCAGCTGAAACAAAAGGATTTACAAAATCAGGTTAAAAAAACTGGTGATTCCTACAAGAAAACGGAAAAACAAGCAAAAGACTATAATAAACAAGAAAAAGCATTATTCCAAAGTAACTTATCTACTGCAAAAGGTTTTTCAAAAATGAAAGAAACTATGGGGTCAGGTTCTTCTGGCCTCGTTGGAGCGTACGCTACACTAGCCGCTAACGTCTTTGCTGCAACCGCAGCTTTTAACGCACTAAGAGGTGCAGCCCAAGTACAAACACTTATAGAAGGTTTTACTTTCTTAGGTAATGCTGCGGGTCAAACTTCTATGCAAATTGCTAAAGGTATACAAGAAATAACAGATGGAGCCGTTTCTTTAGAAATAGCATTAAGAAGTTCTGCTATAGCTTTAACCTCTGGATTTGACACAAATCAAATAGCAGAATTAGCTGAAGTAGCTAAAAATGCTTCTATTGCTCTAGGTAGAAATATGGCAGACTCTATAGACAGGCTATTTAGAGGGGTAGCAAAACTAGAGCCAGAGATACTTGATGAATTAGGTATTATGGTAAGGCTAGATACCGCCGTAAATAAATATGCTGCTCAATTAGGTAAAAGTGTTACCGCCCTAACAGATTTTGAAAGAAGACAAGCCTTTTTAAACGAAACATTAACTCAGGGTGCTTTAAAGTATGGAGACTTATCTGGTCGTATCGATCCTAATCCATATGATAAACTAGCATCATCTTTTGCCAACTTAACTGAAAAAGGATTAAATTTAATAAATAATGTACTTACTCCTTTTTTAATGTTACTAAGCTCTAATCAAGGAGCACTGATAGGTGGACTAATATTATTTGGTTCAACTATTTTAACAACTATGATTCCAGCTTTAGGTCAATTTGCCGAAAGACAAGCAGCAGTAGCTCTGACAGCAAGAGAAATGGCAGATGAACAAGCAAGAGCAGGAAAAATAGCTGCTCAAAACGCTAAAATTGACTTTGTAAGAGGTGGAGGAAGTGCAGCACTTACAACAAAGGGAGGAGATTTTGCAAGAGTAGCTGATTTGAAAAAAGACTTAAAGGGAGGAAAAGCCGATGCTCAAAGTTTTAACAAAGCATTACTACAAGTACAGAATACAAGAAAAAGAACTATAACCATAGC